GTCAGATAATTCTCGCCAGTCCGTTGTGCTGCAACCGTCAGTGCAATATGATTTGTGCTGACGTATCTGTCGAACTGTAACACGACCAACGCGTTCTCGCCGTACTCAGTGTCGAGCACCAGATTCTCAGCTAGGATTTTCATATGTCTCCTTCAGAAAAGTATTAAGCATCTCGAGAGTTACTTCAAAACCAGCCGCATTGAGGTGACCACCACCGCCATAATGCCTTGCGATAGCTGACACATCGTATGTACCTCTGCTTCGGATGCTGCAACGTACCATACCACGATCTTGCATGTACCACACGAGACCGTAGTTAGTCGTCCTGTTCAGCGTATCACCTACCTCGCTTTGCAGTATCGAGGAGTTGACAGCTAAGCCTTTAGCAGGACCATGTGGCATCACTATGTTACAAGAGATCGGCTTCCTGGCGATACGTCTGACAGATGCATCCATATACTCCACGAGAGCTTTGCCCACCAGTATTGCATCTTCAAATGCCACTGCGTCGTCAACAATCGCTTTCCAACCTTCGAATGTCCAAGGCTGTTTCGACTGCATGAATGCATGAAAGGCACGTGACTCGAGGTACTCGAACTTCCAACGATCCCTGTCATCAACAAGACGGACATAGTACGGAACGTTGGGAGTATCATTGATGTACTGCCAGGTCAGCATAGCACCCGAACGGTTACTGTCGAGGATCATCGTACTACCAGTGCCCTCCTCGAGCTTGACAACAGCTGAGCCAGCGGCGTAATAATCCTCGAAGCCGAGCTCTTCGAATGCAGACTTGTGATGGTCGAGATGTATGAACTTACCTGCTACACTCCGAATGCTGCGCATGTTCTGCAGCGGAAGACTGAAGTCCACCATGTACACAAGCTCCCTGCCAACGCAACTGGTCACGATACCATCACGGTATTCGGGCGACTTCACATAGTCAACAGGTTTGTAGTCAGCAGCATCACCATAACGACGCCACAATTCGAAGGCTGCGCAGAAGCCATCCGTGCAGAACGCGTGATACAATACAAGTGGTCTCTTCATTAGTGTCTCCCGTCTATAAGTTGAATACGATTACCTTCCAGATCATTCCGATTCTCGATGGTATGCAACACATCTCCTGCAATAGCAAACCAGGCCTTCTTAGAGATCAGACCTGTGCCGTCATCTTCTGGCTCCCCAAGGTCGAGGACACGCTGTGCGTAAGCTGCAAGCGCCTCTATAACGAATGCCTGTGCCAATACACCGTGTTGCGAATGATTCATCAGGCGCAGCACTAGTTCTTCATTTGTTATACTCATCGTAGCCCTTTGAAAGTTAGATGACAACCGTCCTGCAGCATCTTGAATGTAAATCCATCGAACTGTAACCGCTGAATGTATGTGTCTATCATCGTTGTTAGATGATAATCAGCTCGATCCGCTTTGTAATGGTCTGAAACCTTGATAGGTGTACCGGGATACCGCATTGCCTTGGCGATGATCTCTAGCGCTAATACGGTACTGCGTCCTGACCCCCTGTATTCCTCCAGAAAAAGCTGTCTCAATCGAAGATCCGATCGATAAGCTCAGCTACGTATGCGCCAGTGATCTTGTCAGGATCAGTGTCCTTCAGTGCATTGACCAGCTGCATCATGTAGTGCGCGTCGACGCCAGTGAGTTGCTCATGGAGTGTCTGAGGGTCGCTCAACTTGAGTTCGCTAAGCTGCCACATGATCTTCAACAACTGACCTGCGCTAATACGCCAACCGCGCTCGATAAACTTCTTTGCACGGAAGATAGATGCGACAGGATACAGGCTACCGCTGTACATGAGTGTACGGGACAACAGACACTCAAGCGACTTCTGATTGAGCTCCAAGTGATTGTTGTAGTAGTCGTACCAAGACAATGCGTGTACGTAATCGAAATTACGATGGATACCAGCTGCATCGCCAAAGAAGCGAATGATCACCTGAACACCATCTGACAGCGTGATGGCATTCTGACTCATGAAGACAGGACGATACGGACGCTTATCCTTCTTGGACTTGGCGAGTGTATCGATGAACTCCTCAGCCTTGTCTGGGTGAAGCTGTTCGAAGTAGCGGTACGGACTGGTGCTCTCAGCAGCTACACCTGCGGACTTGATGAAGATCATAATACGCTCTTCTTCCTCGCCCTTGCAGTTGACAACCTTCGTACGCCGAATCTCTGGCGTTACAGGTATGGCATCAGGTTTCGCACCATCAGCAATAGCCTGCTTCGTCGTCAAGTTAAACTCGTTGACATAGTAATTGGCAACCTTCTCAGCCAACTCGATTGTCTTGAAGTAGATGTCGTAGTCACGAACCTTCTCGCCGAGCAACATGGATGGGATAGCGCCACCTGTTACAATGATGCCCTTCGCCATCTCCTCTGCCAACGTCTCGTCCGTGATCGACTTTAACCAATCAGAAATCTTGTTATGCAACGCACGACGGATGCTGCTCTTCTTAAAACCGTAGTTAATTTGTTCCATTAAGCGGAAGCTCCATTTGTTGTTTGTCAAAGATGTGTTCTTCTAGCTGCGCAAGCACACGTTGTTTGTTACCCTTGAAGCCGAACTCTTTCTTCACCAGCGCATATACTGAGCCTTGGCTATGCTTGAGACCTTTGATTTCAAGCTTCAGTGCTCCCTTAAGTGCTAGCAGACGATACATTGCGATCTGGTTAGGTTCCTTCAATATCACCATCGTCATGCTCCTGATCGAGGCCTTCCACGTCTTCATTAGGATCGCGCCACGCTGTGTCCACATCTTTGAGCCTGTTCACGATTGTCATCCTTGCAAGCTCATTACCAGCAAGGACGTACTCCTCTACGATATCCCAATCGTTATAACCACGATCACCTAGTATGTATCTGAACGCACGTGATCGTTGTCCGTTCAACAACCTGAAATCGCAGTTATTAGTAGTGCCGTACCTGACACTACGTATCCACACAAAGTTACCACGTGCTGAACGTTGTATGGGACTTACAGCCAGCACGATGTTGATGAAGTCTGGCGAGTTCCTTGTGGCGCGTATCAGATCACCTACTATCGGCATACGACGCTCTTCGATCTTTGCAAATATGTGTCTGCTCATATGTCTCTCTTATCTCTCCAAGTAAAGAAGCCAGCGAATCGTGGCGCATCCTTCGCGCCATGTGTCATGTGATGAAATGTGAGTATCCTTCCGATATACTCTTCCTTGTGCGCCAACAGATGCTCACGCTCAGGGTGTGTCAGTGTGCCAGGCGCTATGTCAATCAAAGCACCATTGAACTCGACAATAAGCGTTCCAGCACGAGTCGACTCCACCATGTTCTCTTTGAGTGTCTGCCGTTTTGCCGTACCTAGGTTACTTCGGATGTCGACGTTATGATTGTCAAACCCTGGCAGTACATCGACCAGAATTGCCTCATCATCTTGAAAGCGCTTCAGCTTGTAGATCAGACCTTCCTTGAAAGTGCCTCTACCATGCTTATAGCGCCCAAGGGGATCACGCGCCATGACGCCCTCGTACCCCATACCAAGGAACTTAGCCTCGACTTCAAGCAGCTCATCCAGGTTCTTGACACGCTCATGCTCCACCAAACTCACCTTCGAGTTGGGGAACAATGAACTGTATCGTGAGATCAAATCCCTGGCATACTCAAGCCTGACTTCAAAAGGCTCATCTGCAAGGTCAACGTCGCAACAGTCAAATACCCTGAACTTTAGGTCGTCGGAGTACTTGTCATCAGAGGTTACGTACGACATTGTACGCCTGCACAGTGCCTTGTCAGTCTCATCACCTTCCGCGAGTTCGCCGTCTAACTCCAGAAAGCCAGAAAATTCTTCCTGCACTTGTTTACTTGGCAGGTCTATTAGTGTACGGCTCTTTGCTACCGAGTACATCTGCGTATCAATGATTCTGAACGCCGAGTCGTACTCATGTTTTTCTGCACCTTTCACCAGACAGCGAATCCCATCAAGCTTAGCACTTACCAGCAATGGGTAACGCAGCTTCTTGAAGTAATTTGGATACTTGAGAGGACTCTCTCGGGGAGCAAACATGGGCCGGAAATTAGACATTGTGTAGCTCCTTCCAGGTCGTACCACATACTATCTTTGAGACGATACTCTTAGTTAGCTGCAGCTCCTCTACGATAACACTATTGCTAACCCCTGCGCGATGCAACTCCAGTATCCGTAAGGCCATCGCTCTGTCTATCTTAGCTAAATGCGATTTTTCACCAAGGTTGGTTATTCTATCATTTGCGTACGCATGTGCTATATTCTCGGCGGGTGTTGTCCATTCTAGATTAGTATATAGATTGTTCGTCTTTATACAATCTTTGTGGTTCACATGAGGCTTCTTATCTGGGTTTAAAACAAAAGCCTCCGCAACCAGACGGTGTACGCGTTGTGTACTCCTACATCCATCATCACAAAGGACCACGGTCAGATAACCAGAAGGTCCTCTTGTTTGTGTTAGCTCCAATCCTGTATGAAGACTAAGTATCCTGCCGAAATTACTTACAAGATACTTACTGCTGAGGCTTACCTCTTTGAATTCCTCAATAGTATGCATGTTCAGTACTTCGAATTCAAAGCTGTAACCACCTTCTTGAGGTCTATCTCATCGAAGCTTTGCTTATAGACCTCCGTCTTGGTGACACGCGTATTGCCGCTAGCTGGCGCATAACCGTGAGTATCACCACCAGGCTCATCAGGTTGATCACGCAGTCTTTGCCATACCCGCTGTGTATCAGGCCCTTCGATATGCTCCTCGATTGTTACGATATACTTAAGCATTAATCACACTCCATTTTGAAGTCATATTCGGTATGTCCAGCCACGTAGCGCTCTCCTGTAACAACCTTACGGCATGTCGGAGAGTCTTCCTTAACGTAGGCGAACACGCTGATTGAAACATTGTCGAACTCGAAGTGGTAATCGATTTCGTTGTAATTGGCATACTCACTAGAACGCATCTTAGTGGGATCCAATGCAACAATACGCTCAAGCATTTCCACCAAGCGATTATCTTTGAAGCCGCCCAGGTCGCGCATGGAGATACCGGTGCTGTATCCCCTGTTCGTCGTCGTGACCGACCACCACTCCTCTCCAATCTTCTGCAACTTCGGAAGCAACCTCTCCATCAACTTCTTGGCGCTAAGGTGCGTCTTGACGTGCTTCTCAAGTTCGACGTCCGCAGATGCCAACTTCTTAAGCTTTCTCTTGTTCAACTTTGCGTCTCCAATGATAACATACATTAAGCTCCGGTCGCACTTGAAACATGTAGCAGTGCTCAAAATGCGGCTGCTGCCCTAGCTCCGAGCAGTTGTTACAGCTAGCGCATTCCTCTCGTAAGAAGTCACGTCTAGCTTCAGCTGTTTCAACAGCCTTCTCGTAGTCGAATTGTTCGCTCATCAATAATACTCCCCACGCATGCAACCTTCATAGATATCAGAGGCCACTTCTTTAGGTGTAAGATAAGCTGAGCTTCTGAAGTAGACCTTGTCGACTACTCGTCCCGCTACTTCTCTTGATTCGCGGTCAGAGTCTATGTCCATGATAGCTTTACGAACGATACGTACGGACTCGCCACTAGCTCGCAATTCTGCAACCTTCTTAGCAAAGCCAGCTAGAATTGGACAAGCTTTTTCACGGTCAGGTGCAGCCAATACAGTTGTACTTGACAGCATTAGAATCATCATAATTGTTTTCATCTTAGGCCTCGTTAAATGTCTGACGTCGTGTTAAGTAAGAAGTCGATGTCGTCTCTGGTAGCATGTGGCATTGACCGTTCAGGAGGGACACCCGCAAAGAACTCCTTCTGCTGATCGTAGCTACACCTTATGAATCGTGTTTCGATATTACCCGTACCATACCAGCGACGAACGAATGACAGGTTCTGTATTCTACTGTTAGAAGTGTTCGTTGCCATCACCACCGCCGTAGTCCTCATCTGTACCCCATCCCGCAGCTGCGAGAGCACTTGCATGATCACCGTCCATGCTGTCGTCCATTTCTGCCGGTGTGAACAACTCAGGGAATGCATCTTCTATCTGCGTCAGTGCAGTCTCAATCCGTCCGGGATCAATTGTTCCGTTCAGTAGCCAGCCATCAGGTGACAGGTTGCCATGTACGTCTTGTAGCACACTGTATGCCTCCGACACTGCCAGCTCTTTCGTCATCTGTTCTGGTGGTGCATCCAGATTGACCATCGCTACAGGTGCGGGGTGCATATAGATATCATCCGCCATCTTTCTTCTCCTTTGAAAACGAGTAAGGTAGACCGTAAGGCGTCTCCCCGTCGATAAATGCTTGATACAAGCCAAGAGCATTCAGCTGTGGAAAGATGTGCTTTCCGACAAGGTCAGGGTGCAGTGCAGCTATCGCAACCCCGATGTCGTCGAAGAACACATCACGATAGCCATCCTCGAATTTGCCACGGAAGTAGCTCATTCAACAAGCTCCTGCAGCTCTACCACCATGCCTGTGAGTTGGTCGACATACTCGTGCAGGACGGTCTCAAAGATTTCTTCGCGCAACATTATTGCCGTGGTGCTGGCTACCTTTCGATCGTTGAGCGTACCGAGAAGTGTACTCATTACATCTCTCGTGCTCTCTATCGACGTTTTAAGGTTTCCGATTTCAGTGTTCAGATCCATCAGTGTGCTTCCTTCGCGAATTGTGCTGTCACCTGCAACTCGGCAGAATATGTATATACTTCGCCGTCTCCAATGCCTTTGCCACTTCCACCTGATTCGCCAGACAGTCCAGGTAATTCTGTCTAGACACGCCTGTGATCAGTAAGAGGGTAATACAGAGTACTCCTACGATGATCAATGCTGCTATCTCTGACTTCATACGTTCTCCAATTTTTAGGGTGCCCCGAAGGACACCCTAATTGTTTACTTTACAGGACAGAAGCCCGCCGGACACTCATCGCCGCCTTCGAATTGAGCACTCGAAATGGAAGTGATGATTGTGGTACTTGCAACGAGTTCATCGTACTGCTCCTTCGTAATAGCCTCATATGGCGCTTGTGTGAAGCCATGCTCGTTATGTAGCAAGAACGATAACGACTTATGATTGTTACGATAGTGCTTCAGCAGATAGTCCTTGATCTCAGGCAGCTCTTCCTTCTTGTAGTAGATCGTGCAGCTGACACTGTTATCCGACCATTCAGTCTGCAAACGCTTAATCCACTTCAACTGCTCCATAGCCGTCATCTGATCTGCAAGGATAGTGCCCTCTGGATACGCGAACGGGAACGTCACAACGACAGTGTTGTAGTCGTCCTTGCCGTCGTAGTCCTTCTGATACTCCACAGGATAACCATGCTTGCGACAGACTTCCACCAACTCATGACCAGCTGCGATCCGAATACGACGCACCATGTACTGTGAGTAGCCAGGATGAACACCTGGAGTAACACCAGGCAACAACGACAACGTGCCGCTAGGCTTCACCGTAGTAAGCTTGATCGAGGTGTTCAGGTCTTTCAACTCTGAGTAGCGCTCATCGTAGTTACGCAAGTGAATGTAACCGTCGCTCATCCAGCTAAGTTGCTCCTTGCTTGCCTGAAGGATACCTGTGAGACCGATACCCATGCGCATGTTCTGGTGAACAATCTGATCTGTCTCCGGATGGTGACACGGGATCAGCAATGAATGCTTGTTCACACGATACAACAACTCGATCAGATCGAAGAACTCCTCACGCGATGTGATGTTCGGCAAAAATATCTCTGCCAGACAGCACGTCTCATATGGAGCAAGAGACTGCTCAGCACAGGGGTTGTAGCCTTGCACTTCGGGATCAGGATAATCATCTTCACCCAGACGTCCAACCTTGCGAGACAGACGTAGATTGACAAGTCCATACGGTTCACGTGGATTGCCCTTATTATCAGGTAGGTACGTGTCCCAGAAGTACTCGTGTAGGTCGCGGATGTCGTCGCAGGCAACTGAGTTGTTACTCATAGCACGCCACGCTGGAACGTTACCGATATCGAACCTCTTGGCGAGCAGGAACTCGATATCATCAGGATCGCCAATTGCTATCTGTGCACTGCGACGGACATTCCCTGCCACAATTACATGGCCGATGATGTTCATGATATCGAGACAATCGATTGGCCTTACCTTCTTGCCCGATCTACGTAGGAGTACTTCTGATATTTTTCCGATTCCCCACACAAGGTCTTCAGGTCCGCTTGCGACACCTCCAAATCCTTTGATAGGAGTTCCTTTACCACGCACGACTTGCGTAGAGTACGTAAAAGTGCCCTTTTCTTTTCGTTCACTAAGAAAAGCTGCTTTAAGGGTTTTCGCAAGGAACCTGACCCATCCTTCTCGTGAATCTGGGATAATAAAGTCTGCTCCTCCGTGGTCAACTCGCGTAGGAGCCTTAAACCATTCACGAACTGCTGGTAACTTGTCAACATGCTTTGCCTGTATGTTGTAACCCACACCAGAACCTAGTGCGAGCATATCCATCGTCCACGTGAAAGGAACGATAGGGTGATCCACGACCACGAATGCACAGTTCTGCAGACTGGCCAAACCGAAACGTTCTACAGTATGCGTTCCTAATTGCCATAAGAAACGTCCTGCAACGCTACCTTTCAATTCCAACAGATACTGTCTAAGGCGCAATGATTCTGCTTCTGAGAAGTCACAGGTCAACTGGTTGTTACAAGCATCGACGACACGATTGATTGTGTCTTCGAACTCCTCTGTTGGACCGCTGTTACCTTCCAGATGCCGACTGTACGTCCTCTTATATGTGAGATAGCCTACGCTACTCCAGGGAGTTTTAGACATGTTGCTCCTTTTACATTGGTTGGAAGTCTTCTTCAGGTGAAGAACTTGCCGCAACCAGTCTACCGGTTTTATAGTTATAGTAAGCGCCTCTTACGGTACCAGTCAAACCCGTATGCCTACATTTGAGAACACGCATCTTGATCGTGTTACGCGTCATGTCATCGTCAGCCGTCATGTCTCTGGCAAAGCTAACAATATCAAAGGATATCTGCTTGATACTACCGCTACCTTTGATGTCATCAACACTTGGCAATTTGCCTTCCTCAAACGACTTTCCGCCTACTGGTGCTTTACGTAAGTGCGATATCAGTCCGATCCATGTTGGATGTCGCTTGACTATCCGTTGCATGGTATTCATGATCTTGTCTATCGCCTCGTTTCCAGACAGGCCCTCAGTTCCCTCAGACACAAGGATTGTTATATGGTCGATGAACAGGTACTTACAACCCATCAGACACATATACTCTAGCTTCTCGGTGATGCTGTCATCATTCATACTACCCTGGTGGTCTAGCAGAAGCACACGATCACTACCAAACACTGCATCGAAACCGACCTTCAGCTCAGGTAACGGTATCTCCTCATCTGCAGGATTACGTAGCAATTGCATGCCAGATAGCTTCCTCGCTGTTTCGGCAGGCGCTTCCTCCAGGGATACAATCCCAATCTTAGCATCGGTGGTCTGCAGTATGTGCAGCATAATCTCTCGCTGCATGGTGCTCTTGCCTGCACCTGTGCCTGATATGAACAGAGAGATTTCACCCTCTCTCATACCCTTCAGTTTCTCATTGAGGCCGCCCAGACAATCTGGATACGGTACAGATGGCAATGAGTTGTACTCTTCCAGTGCAGCCCATAGCTTATCCTTGTCGATCACTCCAGACGGGATGAATCGTTCAGCATCCCATATCTTGGTAAGCAACTCATCAGGACCATGCACTGTTAGCATCTTGTTGGCGTCTTTGACAGGCAGCTTACAGACCTTTACCTTGTCGACACCAATGATCTTGATGGCCTTAGCGAGTACCTCATTACCTGCCTCATCATTATCCAGACATAGAACAACCTCGCCGAAACTGCGAAGCCACTCTCTGTTTGCTAGGATTGCAACATCAGCGAAGGCCTTGGCAGAGGGTAGCGATACGACAGGATAAATCTTGCCGTACTTCTTCATGTACGCCTGTGCCACACTAAGTGTATCAACTTCACCCTCAGTGATTACGACACGCTTGCCACCACCTTGGAAACGCTCCTTACCGAACAGTGTCTTGCACTTACCGATCGAATAGAATGCCTTTGGTATCTTTCTAACCTTGTAGGCATCTCCCTCGTAAGGGTAGTAGTGTTCATTGATCTTGCCATCTGATCCGAAGCCCACACGGACATCGTAGAACTCACAGACGGCTTTATCAATACCTCGACCAATTGCCTGCACAGGGAACTGTTTCACCTCCTCGGCAGTTGTTGGCCCTTTGACGTAGTTATTCTTGACAGGTGCTGGTGTCTCCTTTTCCACAACCGTAGTGCCTTTCTTGAAGTATTTCTGGCATACGAAACAGAATGAACTTCCGTCCTCGTATACCTGACGTCCGTCACTGCTACTGCAATCATCATTGATACAAGGCTGATTAGCCTTGACGATTTTCCCCATCTGTCGCTCCGTTAGTGGGTAATGCGTGTTTGTCAACACCCATGAGTGCAGCGCCGAACAACAGCAGTGCCATCGCCATTACCATATAGTCGGCAGCTGTCCATGCTGCTTGTTGCGCAGATAATACCGCGCCCAACATTGTGAAGACCACTGCAAGCATGATGCAAAGTTGCCCAATGAATTTAAGCACACTTTCTCCTCTCTACTTTCAAGTTACTCATGTTGACACCCTTAAGCCATCCGTGACCGTAGCCAATTGCGAGTCGAACCACATCGATCAGTTCCAGACGCTTCTTGTGGTAAATCTCGAGATGCTCTGAACCCATACCTACGAAGTGCTGATTGACTTCGCTGTACACAGGTGCAACCCACATGTCAAGGTGTTTGTTGTAAAGCTTGTGCTGATACACGATTGCTCCAGTCGCCTAGCCGTTGTTTGTGCCTGTCTGTAATCCTCTCAGATACCTTCCAGGTTACAGCCTCCATGTAGCCATTGTACCAACGATCCTGATTGACGAAGCATTCGACATGCATCATCGTCCAGGCCTCCGCGTAACCGAGAGTGCCACGCTTGTGATACTCTTCCAGACAAACAAAGTCAAAGTTGTTCAGACCATATTGCTTGACATCAACCACTAGCTCCTTGCTGGAACTTGTGTATGAACGCCAGGTTGTTTCCTGCCCTTTGACCTTTCCTTTCGTCGATACGTATTGCTTGCTGCCAATGTACGCTCTACCGTTTACCTTGTTGCGAATCAGATAGATGAAACCGAAACAGCTCTTCTGATTCATAAGCTCTGGAAAATCCCAGTGCCCATTAGGTTCCTCGGTGTAGCGAGACTTACGAGGTCGCGTGATGATGTTCTCTTTACTGACAGGCTGTGCTACCGTGATAAGGCCTGTGTCGGTGTCCATGAGAACTGGAGTTATTCGGAGCACCATCAGTAGTTACTCCGTACGATAGACTGGCCGTCCTTTCGGCCACTGGTGTAGCCATTGCTGGCACCTTTATCGTAGCCCTGGGCATGACCTTTGAGATACGATGCAGTGTCGCGTTGCTTCAACCACTTGAAGAAAGCTGCCCGTCTGAACGTCTTGTTGCCATCAGCGAGCATATTGAAGACTTCTGTCGCAGTGTACTCTCTTTGTATCTCTGTAAACTTTAACGTCAGTTGTTTTGACACATGTGTTCCTTCCTTGTATCGAGAATTTCCACCGAGTTCCGGTGTCATCCTATCTTGAGTGACATGCCGGTCGCCTTGCCGACTGTGGCCTGCAGAGTGGCTGCAGGCGCGGCAATCGGGGGTGCGGCGATACTCGCCCCATGGGATGCACCCGCGTCCGGCAGCGTGGCAGTTTTGGTCGGTGCTGCCAATTTTTCCGCCTCCCCTTGTGCCGCAAGGGACTCCGAAATAGACGAATCCATGCTCAGGACTGTCTGAACAATCTCCCAAGACCTACAGCTGAAGAAGTCATCCTCGTGCTTCTTGAGATAGAGCATCGCCCCGTTACTCTGGAGATAGTTATACCAGTCTGTCGGGTAGAAGCTCATGTATTGCTCGACAACAACTTCCTGCATGTCGAACTCCGTACTACAATCCACTAGTAGCCTCTCTGCCTTAACAGGGCCAACACCTGGAATTCCAGGTATATTGTCGACGCCGTCACCCTTGAGTAGCTGCTCATAGAAGAATCGTAATGCGAACTCTTCTGTGATCTCTTCTATCATATTGGTTTTCATATTGTAGTACAGCCCAGGGATACACTTCAGATCCTTGTCAATAGTGCAGATAACATAAGGTATCTCTGCAAGACGAGCTTGCTCCGCCCACATCCGCATCAAATCGTCGGCCTCCATATTGACAGCCTCTACTGCCAGACCTTCGTCCACAGCCATTCCTCTTAGTACTGGTACGAAGAAGTTGGACTGCCGAGGATCCTTGTGTCGGTTCATCTTGTACTCTGGATACAACAGATTCCTGAAGTTATGCTGACTCTTAACAGCCATCAGGTAGTCCGTTGCAAATACACAATCGAGCAAGTCCTTAGCCTGACGCTGAAAATTATCCCACGACTGACCCAAGTACTCTGCATCCTCTGCCATAGTGTATTCTTTGCTTGCCTTTACAAGGTTGCCTTTGTCGTTAAGGATTAAGTTAACAGCCTCATCTGGCTTGAACCTTGTCTTGCACGCTTGATAAGCGAGCACATCACCGTCTATTATTGCCAGCATCAGTACCCTTTCTGTTGTACTTCTCACTCAAGCCGCGCCAGCGAATGGCAACCCAAGGAGTCATCTTTCCTTGGGGGTTCTTGTAGTACCAAGCGAGACCATCCCAATAGTGTCGCTTCCCACAGATACACTCTGTTGGATACCAACCTACTCTATGCGGGTTTACACTTGGCGGATACCAGTCTGTGTATTTACTCACAGTATGCTCCTCACTCTTGAGTCGAAGATAACAGCTTCCATTTTGTAACGTCTTACCTTGTAACCCTGCTCAGCAAGTGCCAGTACTAACGCGATCATGTTTCTGTTCAACAACTCGTAGTCATGCGAATGTCCTGTCATGAACATATCATGGTCAGAGGCTACAAGGTGTCCTTCCTTGCTCATCAACAGATCAGCCACCTTGAACTTGAAAGCCTCAGCTAGCTCCGTCAGCTGCCTCTTGTAAGCATCAATTACAGGATCAATTGTGACGTGTGACTCGTAATACTTAGTCGTCAGTTTCTGTGTCGCCACGCGTTGCCTCCGTTACGCCGATAATACCGGTCTCAGCTGTTAATTCAATCAACTCCTCTTTTGTGAGACCGAGAAGTGTGCCCTGACCGATGCCTGTTACTGCCTCACATGCCAGCTGCCATGCTTCTATCTCGTGCTCTAGATCGAGCACCTTGCTATGCTGCAGGTTGTCCTCGTAGGATAACCACTGTATGCAGTACGTCGTTATCATTCCTTGCACCCACAGTTAAAGTTGCCATTGCCGTTATGCGCCCAGCCCACAGGCATATTGTGTGGATTCAACCGGATATCCTCTAAGTACTGATAGATTGCGCCACCACCTCCGTAGCCAACGCGCTTGAAGGTGTGGTGCTCAGTTGTACCTGCCATCTCTTTGCCACAGAGCTTGCACTTGAATAGCTGTAGCAGCTTGATCTCAGCTTCTATGTGAACGATCATTTCACACTCTCTTGATCCAAGTGCAGTCGAAGCAAAGCCACATCATCCACCGCACAAAACCATTAGGTACACTATCCTTTCGAGGATAATATACCAAGCCGTTGCCCCCAGGTTTGCTGCCGAAGAGGTAGCACACCCAATCGGACGGCTCCGGTAGCTTTATTGTGTATGCTGATTGGTCACTGATCACGAATTCAGGCTTATCAGTGCACTTCATACCAGTTCTCTCCTATTTTAGCGTCACCGTCCATTATCTGGACACCAAACAGCTTCGGACCATCTTTAAAAGCCTGCTTCCCGATAGCTGCAGCCTCTACCGCGTGTTCGTCCGGCACAAGGAAGTCTTCTTCATCGTGCATAAACATTACGGGCCAATACTCGATACCCTTCTCTTCTAGCCGTTCCATTGTCAGCATTACTGCAGCCGCACATGTTGCCTTCTCGCATGCTTGCAGAAGATAGACCAACAGCTTATGGAAGCTATCGCAGTAGATGCGGTTGCCACCAATACCTGGGATATAACCGTCACCCCATTGCTGCGTCTTGCCGAAGATGTTTTCAAGCTTCTCCAGCAGCTTCTTGAATCCAGGAACAGCCTTTGTGAATAAGGATTTTAACTTCTTGCCACGCTTCTCGTCTGGCTTATCAAAGATGTAACTCCAGAGTTTGCCTCCAGAAGCACCGAACAAGAACGCATATAGGATACGTTTAGCTCTCGGTCGTGGTACAGTGTGCTTGATACCCATCTCTGCCAAACATTGTGTCAACACATCAGCGTTGTACTGGTGAATATCACCATTCAATAGCGTCTGAGTGAACTCCTCGCTCTCCAGATAGTGCGCCAATCCGCGTGCCTGATTACCTGCAGAGTCACAGCCAATCAACTTCCATCCAGGTAGCGTAGTGAACAGTGCGCGCATCTCTGGGCCAAGCACCGACTCGGCAGCTGGAACATTGACGATGATACTGTGCCGTGCACGCATACTAGGCGTACCGATTGTCATACAGTCGCCATGTAAAATGCCAAGCCCAGGAGGACACAACGGATTGTTTCTATCTACCTTCTCAAGCCAGCCTTTCAGGATGCTATATCGTGATTTCGTTGTTAAGAAGTCACAATACAGCTTACCGTCGCCTTCCATGCACTGCAGGCTATCCTCCGTAATTTTACCAGAGGTGTTCACCTTACGACCGGTGTCAGGATCGACTTTCGTGTTATACTCTGTCGGAATCCAATCGTGCCTGTAAAGGAAAATCTTTACGTCGTCAATGCTGTCAATATCAAGCGGTACGATCTCGACGCGGCTGTATGGCCCTTCGACTAGACGATTCCAATCCTGACCAGTCATAGGGTCGATATTGAACCACGTAGCTAGATGGTAGTAGTATGCTCCAATCTTTGTCCACTTAGCTTCCTTCCATGGGACAACGCCATTCGCCTTATCTACTGCCACAGCTTTGAAACCTAGCTTCGGCAATATCTTGGCACGTACTTCGTCCATCTCAATCGTCAGTTTACCGAACAGACTCTCAGCGGCTGCTATGTTGAATGGCCAACCACGTAATGCTGCCTGTGCGACGAACTTAGCTGCCGCATGCTCAGCCTTCAGGTAGGTACGAATAATCGGCTCTCTTGCTGCCTTCTCCTTCAACTCCTTGCCGAGTACATTGTAGACCTTACCGCCAAGCTCCATGTCTCGCTTCCAGTACTCCAGCATCTCTTCAGAATACTTAGAGAAGAAGATGGCAGGATCACCAGTGTCTCCCTTAGGATAGCCCAGGTTCTCACCCCATACTTCAAGGCTGTGCCCTCGGTTTCCGAAGCGTTTGTAATCCTGAACTTGTGACATCAGCAATGTATCTATGATCATCAACTTCTTAGGTGGCTTCCAGCCTGTCAGTTTCTCTAGTGCCGGAATGTCAAAGCCCAAGAAGTTATGTCCAACGATCTGATCAGCTTCGTCGAACACCTTCTGCCAACCAAGATCTCCTTCAAGCCAATACTGCACAACGCCTGTGTCAATGTTCTTGACTCCGACAATCCACAGGCGTGTGCATTCTTGTAGGAGTCCATTTGTTTCAATGTCACTTATGTAACGAGCCATTTGGACTCCAGAAATTTACCGCTTAACGAATGACAGACTTTCGGCAGTGATGTGCTCACCTTTAGGTCTATTGTCGTTCAAACAACCATGAAGCTCAGCATCAAGCAAGATAGCTGCTCCTGCCATCAGATGACCCAGATGGACTACATGACTATCTACTGCACAGTCCTCCCCACTATACCACGCGAGTAGGTGACGCATCATTGCATCATAGAACACTGTGGCAGATACTTGGCTGTCACGCCAATTGGTCAAGCCATACTTGTTCACACCATCTTGCATCGCTGCACCAAGCGCTAACAGTGCAATCGGCGGAATACCAGACATCTGTGGTTTTCCGACTGCAGCTGCCGTCTTAGCGTTGTTATCAATCAAGTGCTGTGGACCTTTAGCGATCTCACGTAGCACCTCATTGAACAAGTCAGTTGCCTTGGCGAAGTCATGTACTACCTGAGGCTCAGCCGGATGCTCGGCCACGTGAAAGCCATCTGTCTCCTCGAGGGCATTATAAGGTATCGGAGAAGTAATCGGCTTGTCTTTCCAAGCGAATGCCTTCTCGAGTGCATCACGCCACCCGTGGAGTTCGTCCTCTGTGGTCAGAACTGAGTACAGCCTCTTAGGAGCGTTGTTGTCGTAGACGTTCACGACAGAACCTGGATATTGCGAAAGCAGTGATTCAACCTCCAGGAAGTTGGTTGTGATGTCGAGACGCTGCCCACTCCTGTAGATTTCGTAGGTGTACCTCATGAGCATAGCTCCACGACACCGTTAAAGTCGAGGAAACGGTCCATTAGCCAGCTGTATGTGTCCCCTATGTTATGTTCACTACTACCTGGATGCACAACGAAACCCTGAGAATCACAGATCATCATTACAACTAAATCGCCTCCCTTGATCTGCATAAGTCTAGGGAAGGATGCATCAGCTGTCGATCCGGATCTAAGCTTTGAAACAATCATTCGATCTCCCCATTGTCAAACTTCTGTTGAGCCTCGTAAGGCTTGATGAACTCTTCATACAACATTTGCTTCGTCTTTTCAAGTGCACCTACCACCTCGTCGTAGCGTGACTTATCACGCATACCCTTAACGTAACCGCGAGCGATCACATTAAAGGCATACGAGAGTTCACGAGAGTTAACCAACTGGCAATCACCGATAGGTGACACATCAATACTATGCCGTTGCTTCTTCGTGATGTGCGACATATCAGAACGGAATATCGTCGCTGTCAGGAGGAGTATCGCTGTCCGCCATCTGCGGTGCAATCGTCTCAGTCTCGCCTTCATCGTCGAAGTCATCATCTCCGCCACCCTTCTTAGGCACATATACAATATGCTTGAGCAGTTGAATCTTCATCAGTACAGATGCGAGCTGCTTACCATCGACGCCTTCCTTCTCGTACTCGTACTGGAACACACGTACGTTACCGATGGAGCCATTGCCGATAGATGTAGGATCGACTGGCTTCAGATTGGCTCCAACAACCTCAACAGACTCAGACTGTGTTCCGTCTTTCTTGATCGACTTCTTCTTCAGGTGCGCAAGCCATTGCTTCTTTCCGGCTGCATTGAGGATCGGCTCCCCTTCGTTATCCTCACCGGCCTTGTAGACCATCAGCTTGGCTTTGACACCTTCAGCTTCCCAGCTCTTCTTCACCTCGATATCAGAGGTTCGGATCTGTACTTCCCACGACGGATTCGTCTTGTTGAACTTCTTGGAAGGACGCTTAGGATCAAGGTAGGCGTAGTGGAGTTCACAGTTCTTCAGAATAGGCATTTGTCTTCTTTCTTTAATTATTTTGTAAGTTGCTCTTGGATTGTTTCCAGGAGTATTGGATTAATGCTGTCGTCATTAGGCACATAATATGCTACACTCAATTCGTTATTCATGATAATCAGAATCTCGAATAGGTTGCAGTCCGCGTGAAACTTTACACACTCCCAACACCAGCCGTACATTGGCTTACCGTCATTAAGCACTCCATCTTTATCCTCACAAAGCAGCCCCTTCTCTGTCGGATCGAGTACGCAAGTGGTGATATCATCAGTGATGTTGTCGATCAGAACACTATATGGCATATCGTCGGCATACTCAGGATGCGCGGTGAAATATGCTCCGTCGGTTTCTCTCAAGTCTGTCGTTACAGCCAAGAGATGTCGTTTGGCTCCCTGATCGACGATAACATCACAATCGCTTGGCCACTTGATTGTTATCATGAGCGCCTCGCTATAGCTTGCACCATCTCTTTGATCTCATCGAGCATGTCGATCATTTGGTGCCAATTCAAATGCTTAGCGCCATTCGACGTAAGTGCGAAGAAAAGCTTGTCATCTTCCTGGCGTGCTTCCAATACAGCTACTTCACGTGCATTTCCAGGCTCATCTTCCGTTGTAAAATGAATTTCACCTTCGATCATGTCATCTCCTTATGCAAAGCAATATTCACTATCCATCACGAGGCTCAGGTCTAGTGTCCCAATAGAGACTTCTTTTGGATCCAACTGTATGTCCTTGAAGATTGGTTCCAACGGATTGTCCTTGTAAAGCTTGTAAAACATTTCTCTCACAGCCACATATAGATCTGGCATATCAGCTGCTAGGCAACCGAAGCTGTCATGGATGGTTGTTATATCGAAAGGACACGCATCAATCGTCAGCATCAAGTGCGCAGCATCCAAGCTGTGAATGATGTTAGGCGCAGCTCCTTGTGCCTGTCTACGCTTACTATGCTTCGTCTCTTCGATGAAGCAGATGCTGACCTGATAGGTGTTGATGAAATGACCGGTATTTAGTCTCTCACCTATCTGCGGACCATACTGAATCCATTGCTTCTTGACCGTGCCTTCCACATAATGCTGTACAACTGGGAAGTCAGTTTTAGGTACAGTCCAGGCAAGAAACTCACCACGATCCTCTGCAGCCTTTCCTGCCTTCTCGAACAGCGACAACAGACGCATCGGCTTAGCCATCGATGAACCACAGGAGTCAAACACAGTACGACCCATGTATGCGCCCCACTTATGCGTCATATGCATCAGAGCAGGTATACCGTGTTTTCGTGCGTCCTTGATTTGTTGCTCCATTATGTTCGGCGGTTGTCGCTATCAGCCGCCCGAATACGTTATCAA